ATACTGGTCCGGATATATCGAAAGACCCAACCCGGCTGCGGATTTGGTGCCGGTAGCGTCTGAGGCGGGGTCCAAGTTTTGTTGCGCTGCGCGGATTCTCGACTTTCGAGTTCACGTGCGAGTCTGTTTTCAGCCATTTTAGTTACTCTCCAGTTTCATTAATTCACGGGCGTACTGCTCATTACTCAATCCCAGCTTTTTAGCTAGGGCTACCTGAGTCGGCGTCAGACGTATCTGACGTGGGCCAGATGACCGTGTAACCGGTGCAACCACATTGGCTGGTTTCGTGCGAGCAGGCTTTTCTTCCTGCTTCGTTTGAGGTTGTTCTTCCTCGAAATAATCGGGGAATCGCTTCCTCATCGTCGCGTTAACTCGGTCGTAGTATTCGTCGCTACGCGGATCGACTCCAGACCGGACCAGTTTTTCGTGCAGTCCCAAAGCGAGGGCGGTCATTTCCTCGTCTGTACCAAACCACGAGTTTTTCTCTTTCCATGCCTCGGCTTTTGGATCGAGGACGGGTTGAGGTGTGGCCTGTACTTGGTACTGTTGAGTTTGTTGTACTCCCGATTCTTCCTCTTGTAAAGAGGGTTGGAAGTTTTCGTACTGTTTAATCTTAAACTTAGCTTCAGTCAGAGCTTCTTGGGCTTCGGTAATCGCACCAGCGTCACCCGCCTCATAAGCCTGCTTCAGGCGCTCCTTAGCCATAACCAATTCATTGTTGGCGGCCTTAGTAACTTCCTGAACATAGGCTTTCTCGCCATTGCCAAGTCGTTGTTTTAATTGACGAATTTCCTGCTCACGTATCTGAGCGAACCGCAGGGCTTCTTCCTTCTCACGGAATGCCCGCTCCTTTTCGCGGCGCTCGTCGTGCCACACCTTTTTCATCTGGGAAAGGCGCTTCTTAACCTTTTCGGAGTACTCCTCAAGGTCATCCTTTTCCAGTTCGTCCACTACCTCTTTGGGTAGCGGCTTGCGGCCACGATCTTCTGGTGGGGTATCGTCTTCAACCTGAATCTCAAATTCAGGTTCCTTTTCGGCTTTTTCAGCCGGTGCTTCCTGCTCTACTTCGTCAGGAAACTTAAATTCATCTCTATCAGCCATAACTATCTCTCCTTATGCGCGACGGATTCCACGGGGGTCTTCAACCACCGCTTCTACCGTGTCGTCGTTGATGATGCGGAACTCACGACCGTGGATAACCACGCGAGTGCCTGAATACGGACGGGTAAGGACAAAGTCGCCTTCCTTACACCACGGCCCGGTGGGGAACCGAGCCTCGTCCTTGTAGCAGAGGTCGCCCATCTTGATGACGAACAAAACCACGGTGGTCTGCTCTTCAGTTCGGACGGTGTTATCTGCCTTGATGATGCCGCCCTCAAACTCCTCTTCCACGTGCGGAACCGCACACAGGATTCGGTAGCCTTTGGGTTCTGGCAGCAGTTTGGCTTTAGCGGCTTCCTGCTGTGTCTTCTCAACGTCAATACTGCTCATTCTTCGTCCATCCTCTTTGCAAGGTCTTTGATGTAGCCAATAGCGAGGTCGAGACCCTGTAACGCCCCGCATAGCCTTTTGTACTCACCTTCATCCAATTTGCCTTGGATGAGGTTGTCCACAATCAACGTGCGCTCGTCCTTGAGTTTGGTCTCAAGGTATTCCAGAGCGTTTGAATAGCTCACTTAGTCCTCCTGTTGCTTGGGTTGCTCCGAGTTCTGTTGGGCAGACTGACGCTGCATCTCCGCAGCATCCCGCGCTTTGCCAATCTCAAGGCCGAGGCGAACACCTGCTTCTTGCTGCCTGCCACTGAGATCCGCCTTGTGCTTCTCAACATCCACCCCGAGTCGTGCAGCCTCAAGCTGCTGACGGCCAGAAATCTCGCTCTTGCGAAGATCCAACTCGTCGGCTTTTGCAGCGGCATCCAGAATGTCTTTCTGTTGCTTGCGCTGTATCTCTGCTTGCTGAAGCTGTGCTTCGATTTGCATCTGCTGCGCTTTCGTTTGCGCCTGAAGTTGTTTGATCTGCAAGTCCATCATCTGCATCTGAACCAGCGGGTCTTGTGCCTGCTGTTGGGCCTGTTGCATCTGCATCTCGGCCTGATCCTTCTGTAGGACTCGTGCGGCAGCGGCTGCTGCCAACTGCGACAACTGCGCCTCGAACTCAGGCGGCAGGTCGTATTCTTCTCGGTCGTCTTGCGGAAGCGGGGGCAAGGCTGCGCCAAGCTGCTTCTCGATCTCGCGGCGGTATTGGAACGCTACGTGCTCCATGATGTGAGCTTGCAGCGCCGCCGTAATCTGCTGAGCCATCGGGTTCTGCCCAATAATCTGCGCCATCTTTGGATCTTGGCCGAGCGCCATGTGCACCTTAATGTGCGCCTCGTGATCCTGATACATAAACGCTTTGACAGGTTTACCCGTCATCACATCCATGTTCTCGGTGATGGGATCGCGTGGCTTAGCGTCGTCAGCCAACGGTACGATCTTGTCTGCGTTTCTAACGCCCAACGTCTCAATCATCTGACGATGAAGATAGGGCAAGTCGTAAAGTTGCGGCGCGGTCTGGCTGAGTTGGAGAACGGCTTGGTACTGAACGACCTTCTGCGACATCGTTGACGCATTTGGGTCAGATACCGGAATCACATCAACGTCGTCATAGTCTTCCTTCTTCGCTTTGCGATCACCAACTTCCGGCTCGTAATCGTACTCTCCCGGCGTGTTGTCTCGGATGATTCCCGCGAGGAGCTTAAACTCCTGCTTCATCGCGTAGTACACGCGTGCCTGCACCGCAGTCATCACCTTAAGGACACGCTCCAGCACGGCCAGCGTAGTACCAACCGGAGCTTGGCTCGACATATCGCTGATCTTGAGGTCCGACACCGCAGCGAAACGGCGACCTTCCTCGACCACACGATCCATCAACTGAGCGAGAGTCTGACTCGGCTCCTTGTACGGCAGGGGAAGAATGTTGTCGCGGATCGCGCCAGACGGAATATCTACGTCTCGGAACTCGCCCGGAGCGATTGGAGTATCGTCTCCTTTAATTCGTAGTCCTCTAGACTTAAGTCCTCCGGGGAGATTACTGAGGGTTCCTGCGTCGATAAGTTGGCGAAGCAGTGACGTTGCAGCCTTACTGTGTCCCCCGATAAGGTGAATAAGGCCGAAGTAGTAAAATCCAAATCCGGGGATATATCCGTAATGGACAAAGTGCTGTCGTCGCGCTTTGAGCTTGTCATCTTCTCTCCAGTTCCTGCGGATAGCCAGAACGGTGCCGGTGCCTTTCTCGATGGTTACTACGTATGGAAGTGCTATCCCAGTCTCGTTGTTATCTTTGTCAACATCCGGGTACCCCGGTAGATCAATGTTCACGTGCATCTCAAGCAACTGGAACCGGTCGTCCATGCTTGCGCTGAAGCCTTGATCCTCAGCCTTCTGCTTCTCAACCTCGTCCATGACGCGCATCGGTTCGCCAAGATCAATATCCCGATAGAACCCGGCGTACTGAAGCTTCTTCAACTCATTCTTAGTCTTACGCATCCGGTGCGTAACGCGGTCAGCCGTCTCCAAGTTAGCAGCGCCGTACGGCACCACCATGTCTTCGGCTGGGATATAAATGGCAGTCTGACGGTCGAGGGAAGGATCAAAGTACACCTTCTTGAAGGCATTACCCGCGAGGGCCAGCGAGAGCAGAAGTCGCTCATGCTCAGGCCGATACTCCTTCATCACTTCCGTGAGTTGGTAATTCATGTCATCAGCGACACGAACAGCAGCGTCACGCTTCTCTGGTGTCTCTTTACCCACGATCTTCGTCTTCACCGGACCCATCGCCGGGAACACTTCCATAATCGTCTCGGACTGAAACTTGACCGCGCTCTCCATGAGGAGCGGGTGGAACACACCGCACGCACCCGGCCACGGCTCCGTCCTTTCCTCGTATCGGATACCAAGGATCTTTAGTCCTTTTACATATGTATCGAGCCAATCCTTTCTTGAACTTAAATCCTGCTCGTAGTTACCGATCAGTTCTGAAGCGAGGAGTTGAAGCTCATTCTCGTTCATAAACTCTGCAAGGTTGGCGTCAAAGTCCTCTGCACGAGGCTCGGCTTTTGCCATCTCGACGATCATTCCATCCATGCCGATAGCAACGCTCTCCGGATCTTCAATCATGATCTCAATCGCCGGTTCCTCACCTGCGAGAGCTTCAAGACCCAACGGAGCCTGCATTAAACTTTTATCGACGGCCATTTAGAATCTCCTAGTAATAGCCCGCACCACGATGGCTCTTAAACCACTTCGTCGGCTCTGGCTCATCAGAAGGTAGGCGTATAAACCCGCCTTGCCTAAAGCGAAGAAGAGCAAGGGTAGTAGAGTCAACCAAATCGTCGTGTGTGCCACTTGGGAAATCATTGCATTCCTCCACGACCTCCCATGCCCACCGACGGTCTGGCACCCAGACTATACCAGCGGCAAAGAGATCGGATACTGCATTTACACGGGATATCTTGTCCTGCCCCTTACCCGGCGTGAACTCAGATAGCGGAACGCCCATACGCCGCATCTCCTGATACAGCGCCGCACCGTTGGATTTCTTTTCCACGATGAAGCTGTCTGGCTCCCACTCTTTGTACTCCTCCAGCACCATCGCTTTCAGGTCTGGAAACTCAAGCCGCTGCTTGATCGAGTTCAACAGGATAATGTTGTAGTTTTTAGTCTCCTCATTAAAGAAGACTCCCCACGTGGTCAGGGCGTTGTAGTCCGACCGGTTAGTCTTCTCCTGAGCGGCGTCGAGCGACATGATGATGTGCTCGCACTGAGGCGGGGACTCCTGCTCCCACACCTGCCACCACTCCCGTTTGATCAGCGCACCCTCTTCCGAGGTCGGCTGCTGCATGTACTGGGCTTGCCAATACCGCACATCCATACTGGCCTTCTTTGCCAGCAACTCATCTAGCTGCCAGAACTCAGGCCAAAGCGGTTTCTCGTTGAGAATCGCGGGAAACTCAACCACTTCCCACTGATCTGCTCCGTCTTCACGGGTCATGTGGTCCACGATCTTGCCGGTCAGATCCTGCTTACTCCAACGCGTCATCACCACGATGATCGCACCACCCGGCATTAGTCGTTGGACCGGTCCCGACTGGAACCACTCCCAAGCAGGCTCAAATACATCAACTCTTCCTTGCTTGGCTTCCTGTTCAGAGTGAGGATCATCAATAATGAATAGATCAGCGCCCCGACCAGCCAAGGCACCACCAACGCCAATAGCAAAATACTCACCGTTAAAATTTGTACCCCAACGAGAAGCACTTTTACTGTCTGCTTGAAGCTCGACTTGAGGGAAAATGTCACGGTAACTCTCCGATCCGACCAAGTTACGCACCCGACGACCAAAGTTCACCGCCAAATCTGCGGTGTGGGACGCCATGATGACCTTTTTCTGCGGAAATTTGCCTAGAAACCACGCCGGGGCGAGGTAACTGATCATCTCTGACTTGCCGTGACGCGGGGCGATGTTCACGATCACGCGTTTCTTCTTGCCTGCGGCAATATCTTCAAAGATTCGCGCTAATTTCTGGTGATGTGGGCCTACTTTGTAGCCCGGATACACGTGGCCGATGAAATCTAGGAACGAATCTTTACCTTTGGCCTGCGTAAGCTGCTGCTGATACTGTTTTAGTAGGTCAGCGACACGCCGTTTCTCCTTGTCCGGCATCGTAGGCAGGGCAAGTTTAAGTTTTTGCAGGTTTTGCTGGGTTAATTGCACGATTTTTCGTCAATAACCGTGTATTCGATGCCTTCTAGCACCGAAAGAAGCTCTTTTTCGACTTCTTCGATAGGCTTAATGATGTGCGTGACCTCGCTACGCCTCTTAAATGCGTCAACGCCGTCTACTTCGCCCAATTTAGTGAGAGCTTGGATACGTTCTTTGGGTGTTGTGGCGTGTTCTACTTCGTAGACCAACTTATTAACCACGTATTGTTTAAATTCTGATAGGTCATCTACCAAAGCGCAGTTGCTTTGCTGGATCAAACCCGCCAGATACGCCATTGTTTCGTTCGGGTACTTGCTGAATTCGATCCGTTTCTTCGGGTCGTCCATCATTTGACGAGCAAGTTCCTTAGCTTCGTCAATATTTTCTTCTGATGGAGTTATAGCTGTGCTGGTGAGGTCCGAGATTAGCTTGATTGTCCTCGCTCGCATTTCAATTTCCTGCTCACGAGATAACTCAGGCAGGGCTTCGGCTGCATTAGCAGGAAGCGGTATCGCTTCATCAATGTCTGGCACAAGTATGGGCACGCTGTCCATATTACAGAATATATATGAAAAAGCGGTATGGAACCAAATTTGATGACGGGGTGGGTTTCTATATGAGGGGGGTGGGGGTCAAGTTGGACAAATTTGGAAAATGTAACGGTGATTTGTGCGAGTTCAAATGTATTACTGCGCTACGCAGGAGGTAACTGATACAGCGGGGGTGGCACCCCAGTAGGGTCTTGAGTACGCCAAATTCGGGATTTGGTATGGGTTTGAGTCAGATTTTGTATGAACGAGATGAGGCTATGTACTTGAGTTCGCCGCCCAAAAATCCTGCTCGGCTGCCTGCCGTCGTCTGGACATTGTATAGGTGATGTGGTATAATAGAGTCGTCGGCGAAGTGCTGACAACGCGCCGCGCGTATCGCGGTTCCTGACAATGTCAGGATTGTACGGAGTAAATTGTCATGGCTAATTTTGTTATCTCTGCTTCTGTTCAGGCTCAATTGGACAAGGTCGCTACCGCTGCTGCGGATGCGTTCGTTGCGGATCGTCGCGGTTGGGAGCCGGTTTCGGTGGCGTTCTCGTCTGCGGTTCAGGCGGCTGATCTGCCGGTCACGGCTGACGGCTCTGTGGATTGGGAGTCGGAAGGCGGCAAGGCGGTGATCGCGTACATCTCGCCCAAGATTCTCTCGGCTCTCGCGGCTGACATGTTTTACGACGTGCCGGTGCATCGGGTCGGCTCGGGCGATGAGTACCTGCCAGTCGATGCGACTCATGATGCCAACTACCTGATTACGGGGTCGTTTGCGGTGTCGGCGAATCTGAATGATCTGCCGTCGGTCAAGGATCGGCCGCTCGGCATGAAAGCGTGGTTGCGTGGTGGCGCGAATGGGATGCGGCCTGACGGGGAGCCGATTGGTCTCCGTGATCTGATCAACAACAACAAGGATCAGGTTGTGCGTCGTCTCAAGAAGAAGGAAAACGAGAAGCGTCAAGCCGCCTCGAAGAAGGATTTCGTCGACAAACTGCTTGATGTGTACAAGTCTCTGGCGAAGTCTCGAGATAAGTACGAGAAGGAAGGCGGCGTTTGCGTGACCGATGCCGAGTTCAAGACACTCTGCTTGGAGTTGGCAGACAAGGCGCTGAAGCGCAAGTCGAAGAAATCCTGACATTGTCAGGAATCACGGGGGCGGCTCGCGCCGCCCCCATCTTTAACATCATGGGAGAAAGTTATGCGTGACGATCCGCAGCAATTAGAATTTCCGTTCTAGTCACAGCCCTGTCAGGCTCACGCTTGGCAGGGCTTTTTTGCGCCTACGCTCCGC